ACGTGCTCTGTTCTGTGGTGCTCAGGCTCTGGCACTGGCTGACATTGGTCTGCCTGAGATGGTTGAAGATACTTTCGACTATGGCAACCAGTCTGGTATCAGCGTAGGCAAGATCTTTGGTCTCCGTAAGCCTAAGTACAACAGTGACATCACTGGCGACGTACAGGACTTCGGCATCATCGCTCTAGATACTGCCCAGTAAGCAAGACTAAATCCTCTCCTCCTTCGGGGGGAGAGGTTTCTTTTATATAGGACCTAATCATGAAGATTGTTAGCAGTGAAGATTTAAGAGTCACGACCCTTGGTGGTACAGCAGTTTTATTTCAAGCAGGTGTACCCAGAGAAATCGCCGAAGAGGTTGGTTTGTTAGCCATCCAAATGGGCGCAAAAGCATACGATGAAAAGTATGTTGAAGAAGAGACAGCTGAGATTGCTGATTTTGACGAGGTAAACGATGTACCAAATTCGGTACAGGTTGACGATGAGCTTGTCACCACCCTCGAAAAAATGATGGATGAAGGTGATCCAAAGAATTTTAAAACCGACGGCTACCCCAAAGCAGCGGCTGTTAACAAAGCGCTCGGTAGAACGGTTGATACAGATGCCCGAGAAGCAGCTTGGGAATCAATACTTAACTCATAGGTATAGAAAATGTCAGTAACAGTTCAAAGCGTTATCGATAGAGTTCAATCTGTCTTACAAGACACTACTGGCGTTAGATGGCCTGTTACCAACGAGCTTGTTCTGTGGGTAAACGACGCACAGCGGGAAGTGGCTTTGCTAAAGCCTGATGCAAGCGCCGTTAACACCACCGTAACTCTTGCAACTGGCACCAAACAAGAGATCCCATCGGCAGGCAATAGACTGTTAAAGGTTATACGCAACATGTCCGCTTCAAGCGGAGGCGTTGGTAAACGCGCTATACGGCTGGTCGACTTGTCGGTCTTGGATTCACAAACTCCAAATTGGCATGACCCCGCTACAACTGGTGATGCTGCTCATACAAACGTCGTAAAGCACTACTCGTATGAAGAGGCTAACCCCAGAAATTTTTATGTGTACCCAGGGGTTAGTGGCAATGCTTATGTAGAGCTTGTCTATTCAGCAAACCCAGCAACGGTAACTCTTTCTGACAACCTATCGATTCCAGACATATTCGCTAACGCAATAATGAACTACGTCTTATATATGGCTTACATGAAAGACGCTGAGTTTGCTGGTAACCAGCAACGTGCTTCCAGCCACTACCAGCTTTTCACGGCGTCAGTTACGGGCAAAGGTCAGATAGACGCGATTAGTAATCCGAACATCGAACGTCGAGCGCAGATGGGAGCATAAAACATGGCGATCACCTACGAGGCGCTACTCCCCGAAATACTACCGATGGTTCCAGGTTGTCCAGATACTCTTATTGAGAGCAACATTCGGGCGGCTGTGATTGAGCTTTGCGAGCGCGCAAATGTTTATCAAGTCGAGTTAGACCCACTGACTACAGTATCTGGCATTTTCGAATACGACCTTGAAACCCCTCAAGATACTTCTGTACGAAGAATTCTTTGGGTTACACACAAGGGTAAAGATCTAGAGCCTTTAACTACGACCCTGCTTGAGCAGCGTCTGCCCAAATGGCGCGAAGAGTCAGGAGTCCCAGAGTATTTCGTACAAAAAACCTCTGAAACCTTTCTGGTAGCCCCGATCCCAGCGGCCACCCTCGTTGGTAGCACGATTGTTAGGGCTGTTCTTAGGCCAACACATACGAGCACAGCTTGCGACAACGACGTTATGAACGACTACAGAGACACGATCGTTAACGGCACGTTGTTCCGTTTGCTACGAGTCCCAAACAAAGACTGGTCGGACCTGCAGAGCGCGTCAGTTTATGGGCAGTTATTTAATCAAGGTGTCACTGATGCAGAGCGCAGGTCGCGTAATGCAGACACGGCAGTTCGCAGGAGCGTGAGATATGGCGGTACAAGTGGAGCTTGGAGAACAAGGCGCAGAAGGTACGGCAACGGCGGATAAACCTATCCTCGCTCACATACGTGAAGAGTGGGTTTGGGTAAAACGCGGTATTGAAGAGATTTTAGCTGAGCAACCTCAGCTTACGTTTAGACCAGAGGATGTATACGCCGCTTGTCTGAATGAAGAAGCCCACCTTTGGGTAGCACCAGAGGGATTTGTAATCACCACCGCAGAGCGGGATGAGTTTACAGGGAAAAAGACGTTTTTTGTTTGGTTGGCATGGGCCAAGAACCGTGGGCAAAGTTGCGTAGTCAAGTACTACTCCTTCTTTGCTCAGATAGCCAAACAACACGACTTCTCCCATATAGAAGTCAGAACGCCAATTACTGCGCTAGAAGAATACCTGCTAGCGGAAGGTTGGAAGAAAGATACGGTCATTTACACGAGAGAACTGTAATGGGTAGTAAACCAAAGAAGCAAGACTACAAACCGTCAGAAGGTGAGAAGGCATCTGCTTCAGTAGCGATGGCCGAGTATACGTACTTCAAAGAGAAGTATGACCCCTTGTTACAGAAGATGCGCGACGAGTCTTTGACGGATCGTGCAGATAAAACCCTGCGCGGCAGAGCCAACGCTGACACGATGCAGGCATTGACGACTGGCCCTATGGCGAAGTTCGCTCTAGATGGCCAAGGCGCAGAGGATTTAGCTCAGGCTTATCAGGGGCAGCTCGGCATAGCTGATAAATCCGCTGAGAAGATTCGGAACCAAAAGCAGATGAATGTGCTAGGTGTCGCTCGAGGGCAAGCTGGCGATGCTCAGTCCGGTATGGCCCAAGCAGCGAACCTTCAAACCTCTGAAGCCTTAAATCGTGCCAAGAATAAGCAGGCAGTATCTAACGCCAAAATGACAGCTGTCGGTCAAGTTGCGGGCGCGGCTCTTATGAAAGGCATGCAGAACAAAGCGACAACAGGTCAGCGGGACACGGGTAAAGTCGGCGCAGATGGAAAACCAATAATGGAAACCGTCAAAGGCTCGTTCTTCAGCCCCGTCGATGATGCAGGTAACAAGGTAAGCGGTTTTGGTAACCGCCTTTCTCACTCCAACTTTTTCACGGGAGGTTAAAAGATGGCCGCGCTCGGTACTTGGAACCCTAACACGATGAATTACGGTGGCGGTGACTACATAAATAGCCTACCTACTGTCACCGACCCCGACAAAACCTACGCGGATATCACACGTCAAGAATATCTCGATTATGTAAATGAGTATCGAGATTTTGAAGAGCAGATGATCAACGAAGCTACCACTGATACTTCGCTGATTGATTCTTCAAGAGAGAACGCCGCTATCGCCTCTGGTTTAGCGCAAGGTGTTTCTGATCGTAATGCTGAGCGTTACGGTGGCACGCTAACACCAGCACAAAAGCAGGCGCAAGAGCGCGCTTTAGCACGAGGCAACACACTTGGCGCTATCCAGTCAGTCAATGATGCACGCATTGCTCAATCCGAACTTAACCAGGGCAAGCTCGCCGACCTAATAAATATTGGTCAGGGTGTAAACCGGTCCTCTTTGTCACAAATGGGATCTGCCGCTGGTAACGCTACACAACGGAAAAACGCATACGACTCAGCAAAAGCCGCGTCCAAAGCACAGACTATGAGCACTGTAGGTAGTTTAGGTGCAATGGCAATTATGGCTTTTGCCTTTTAAAGAGAGAATTTTATGGCACTTCTAGAAGGTTTGGTTGGTGGCGCGGACTCAGTAATGAAGTTCGGTCAACAACAGTTTGAGAACAAGCTCGCGAAAGACAAGTTCGAGGAACAAAAGCGCCAGTTCAATATCAACGACACGTACAATGCGGCGCTTAACGAGCGCCAGCAACGAACGTCAGATATTGCCCAGCAGAAGGAAGATGAGAGGCTCTTAATACAGACTAACGATAAGATATATAAAACTTATCAAACGGCTGGTTACCTTAACCAAGACAGGCTGGGTCTTAATTACAACAAGATAAACGAAGATATTGCCGCGGGAAGAGGCAGTGACCGATTCGGCGCTGCAGAGCAAATTGTTTTGGGTTTCGCCACTCAGTTCGGGAACCTACCTGAAGGCTCAAAAGCGACAAGCGTAGAAGCACTGGATGGTGGTGGATATGCCATCACCGTTACCAATGCCGATGGTTCAAAAGGTGTGGTAACTGAAGACGGATCGAGCGGCCCAGAATCGAGCGTAGTACGCTTTCAACCTGGGCAGCTGGGTAGACTTGCGAACTCAAAGTTTCAGACAGAAGTCGTTGTTAATACTAGTAGGTTTAACCCAGATTACATGCGCGACAATCTTGATCTTATTGATGGGGACTCAGGCGTTCAGGGTTTACGTGACGAAGAACAGGACTTTTTAGCAGAGCAGAACTACATAAAAACTGTCTCCCAAGCCGCAAAACAGACAGGGAACGTTGGTTTAGCTAGAGGCGTTGAGACCGCTATTGCTGATGGTGGTATGGAAACCGCGCAAGCAATCGGTGATGACCTTGGCGTAAGTAGACCGCAAAAAACGGTTGATGATAGTAAGCCTGTTGCTACTGCTGGAGATCCACCTGTAACCACAGATGCTACTGCTGGAGACCCACCTGTTGGAGACCCACCTGTAAACGCGTTTGACATGAAGACCGTTGATCGCTCTACCAAGGCAGGCCGTTTAATTCTATCGATCGAAGGTAACGGTGCAGTGAATCCGAGAGCAGCGAAACCCAAAAAATGGATGCAGGAGAGAAACCGCCCGAAGTTGGACGAGCGACGCGAGGAATTAGTACAGCAGATAGCAACCACTGAGAAAAACCGAGCGAGCCTACCTAACTTTAAAACGCCACCCCCTGAAAATGATGGTCTTCTCAAAGATAAAGCTGAGCTAGCGATGATTGACGGCTACCTCGAAAGAGATCAAGTCGCCGTGTTTTCGACAGACTTAGACCCAGTGGCGAAGCAGATAGAAGGCAAGAGCGGATCTGAGATTGAACAAGGCGTTAATGACGGAACTATTGTGGTCGATAAAAAGACTCAGGCGCAAGTTGCAGCCCAGCTCCAGAGAGAAGGCATTAGGGAGTTGCGTGACCTCAGACGCCTGAAGAGCAGAGACGCTGCAATTGCTCGCGCGGCTATTATCTCCTCATCGCAAGACGTCAATATCCGTAAGCAGATGGCTACTGAGATGGTCAACATCTTAGACGGACTTGAAGGCAGTCCTAGTGTGAGCCGCAAAGACGAGTTGAGCCTAGCAAATAGCTCCTCTGACCGTACTTACAAATACAGAAAGTTCTATGCCGATCAAAAACAGCTGATGCGAGGCTATCTCAATGAAGCGAATAAACAAGCGGCAGACGTTATATCTGCCGCGCTGAATATTTACGCGCCAGGCGAGGACGATGGAGAGTTAAACCTCGGGAAGGTTCCAGCCCAAAAGTTCATACGGTCCACTGAGTTCGCAAAATTCAACGTGTGGCTGAAGCAAAGTGATCGAACCGCGGCAGAAATAGACAATGCGCTGATTGGGATGACCGGAGTAATTAGTATGACCGTTGCATCTCTAGCTGCCGAAGAATCAGGCGGCAGAGGTTTCACTGGCGCATTGAGGGAGACACTACAAGACTTCATATCCCGCGATGAAGTTGACGAAGGATTTGATCCAGCAGACTTCGATTTAAGTCGCGTCACAGTAGATGACCCTGACAAACCTACAATGCTCTACTACAACGACGAAGATGGACTCATTCTTGACGAGGATGCAGGACTCCAGGAGCTGAAAGGTCTGAGCCCCGATATTTATAACACCGCTGTGGGAATTGCTATCGCAAATACTCGGAAAGCATCCGCCGCAAGAGCAAAAGCCGCGCAAACAGCGAATGAGGGTTAAAGTGTGGAAAGGGATTTACTCCAAGTTTTCTACAATAGCGGCACTTTTGACCTCCCCGAAGATCGGGGACCTGATGGTGGTCCAAGTAACAGGGACATAGCGCAAGGGACCGTAGAAGACCCAATCGGTGTAATTGGGCCAGAGTCCGTGACAGAAGCGTTTGAGGCGGGCCGT